ACTCATTCCAAGTAACGCTACAGATGGGAATCCTAATTGATCTAACCACATGGTATCTAATGTACCTTCTGTCACGCACACTGCATCACAAGGTTTAATATAAGTTTGACCGAATAATACGTGTGATTTTTTCAATCCTTTAGAATATAAATACTTAGGTATCATTTTTTCTTGTCTAGTAATCCATCCAACTGTTCTAAAGTCTTTATCCTTAATAGGTATTACTAACCCATTAGATGGAGTTATACCACAATCCCATTTACGCATAGTCGGTTTATTAAAACCTCTATCAAATATCCATCTTGGAACACTAGCAAGTTTATAAGGTATGGTTACTTCAGGTAAAACTACATCTTCAGGTATAGGTGGGGCTATGTTAAATATACTACTTTTAAATGTATGTTTATAATCAGTAAGATATAAATTAACTTTACTAAAATCCCACTGCATATACTGCTGTATAAAAGTTTTTAAACTACCTTGCCCACAGCCAGCAAAACAAATCCATAAACCTTTTTCTGTATTTATAGAGCATGATTCAGAAGTATCATCATGGAAAGGGCACAATATAGATATTTCCTCACTACCTACAGGTACATCTATACCTAAATTAAGCAATGCCTGTGTCCAATCTATCATACTATTTCTGCTGTGACGAGTATATCCTGTAGATATAACCATTAGACTCCTTCCAAAAACCGTCTGGAAAAGTTGTGCCACATTGAAAACAATAAGGGTCGTTTTTAACTAATCCTAATACTTCTTTTTGTAGTAAAGAATAGTGATCAACTATAGTTTTACCCACTCTTAATGTACCATTAGCTGAACATTTACCGCATTTTAAACTAACTAAACGTGTCATGATTTTCCTCTATTCTACCTTTATCTACATCCCAAATAAATTCAGTAGTTGAAGCTCCTAAGTCTCCATCTCTATATTTTTGAAACATAATTTCTCTTAGTTGCGGCTCATCTTCAATCATACACATTGAAATAGCTACATCTGAAGCTCTAATTAAAGCATCTCCAAACGCTACTTGTCCTGCAGTTGGTTGATTATACATGTTAGAGGCATCTCTAGTAGCTTGGGTTGATGCAATAACTGTTGTATTTGTAGACAATGCCATAGTTTTTAACCCATAAAACAATGAGTGAGACTGTTCCCACGCTGCTTTATTCTTATCTGATGTAGAAATTAAATACACCCCATCAATTATAAGCACATCAGGGCTATACTTTCGCACTAAATTAGTAATACTAGGTAACGAAATACTATCTTCTCCACTAATATGATCACATACTAATAAATTTTTAAAATTAACTTCTTCTAAAAAGCGTTTATATTCGCCTTCATCTATCTCTTTTCCGTTTCTAAGAGCACTGTGCGATAGTTTATAGTTTAATGAATGTCCTAATAATACATCCATACGCAAAGCTATTGCTGATGTAGGCATTTCTGTGGATACAAGTAATGTTTTATGCCCACTACGCACAGCATCTGCTGCTAACTTACAACACAACCATGTTTTACCTACAGTCGGTCTAGCATAAGCGGTAATTAAATCCCCCGGTTGCCACCCAACCCCTGATGCATTAACTAAATGAAAGGGAGTTCGTATACCTATTAAGCCATCCCCCATTTTTCTAATAGAACTTCTACGTTGCCATTCTTCGTATCTATCTAAACCACCGTTATCATACTGATTAACATCTTCATCATGTAGTATCTCTACATCATTTAGATCATCCATAATCATTCCTAATGCTTTTTTAGGATTGTCTTCTAATATCATTTGATTAGAATTAAAAGCACTGACTATGTTTCTAAACATAACCTGTTTACTAAATTCATCTAATGCATAATTAAAGTTGACTGATTGTGCATCGGGTTTAAGAGTATCAAATTTCTCTAATAAAACTTCAGGGGTGGGGAACTCAGTATATTCATCAATATATTCTTGAATGAACTTATAAGTTTCGCCATGTTCTGCAAAATCCTTTGGAGAATGGGTAAAATTCTTGAAGTTACCTGAATCACATAGACTGAAGATAACCGCAGACTCTATAAAATTAAAATTTTCCAATACTATTTCTCTTCGTTAAGTTTATTTCTAAGTGACTTTTTCACTTTGTATATGGAATAGTTTACCACAGTTTCTTCTCCATTGACTATTTTTTTATTAGAAATACTTTTTAACTTGGTTTCAATGTCTTTCATAGTATGGTTTTTAAACTTATCAGTTAAGAATTGTTTTTCACCTGCGTCTAAATTTAATGACTCTAAGTAGTCAATAAAATCTACTTCATCTAAGTTTTCATCTAATTGTTTTACGAAGTCGCTAAGTTTATATGAATTTTCATTATCTGAATCCGTTTGCATATCTAGACTATAACTTTGAATTTTTTTACTTGCTTGTACCCATAAAGTTTTAAGCCTATTAGCCATCGCAGTATGTAAATATGTATGGAAAATAGCATTTCTATTAGGTTTATATAATTTAGCAGCTTTAATAACTATTAGTCTTAATTCTTGGGCTAAATCATCCCTATCAAACCCTTGTATATAAATGTTGGATACCATCTTGTTGATTTTCGGTTCCCATTTCAGGATTAAATCGTTGTCTATTTCCATTTGTTTTTTGCTTTCTATATGTTTGATAACACTCTTGTGTGCAATAAACATTATTTAATTTTAATCTATACCCTTGCATAACTCTTTTCCTACTTCTATAGAAGGGCACTCTACAGAAAGAACATGTTAATCTTATTCGATTCCATCTAAATCTGCATTCACCATCATGTAGTCCATAACGATCAGTAGTTATCTCTCTACATACTTTACAGTATACCACACGTTTAGGTTTAGGAGGGTTAGTTTCTAGGTTATTTTTTAATAAAACTTCTCTTGCATATTGTCTAGTTACGCCGACTTGTTTTGCTATTTTTGCAGTAGGCATAAAACGATTGTTTTGACGTAATCTAACAATTTTATTTTTAGCCTTCATCTTCTAGTGCTTTAACTTTAGCTGAAAGTTCTTGAATAGCTTTAATTAAAATAGCTACGAACTCTGTGTATCTAGCTCCATATAAATCCTCATCATCTGTACCTGCCCTATGAAGTCCTCCAAAATCGTTTACACTAGTAATACCGTAATTTTTTAATACTCCCATTACTTCTTGAGCTATTATTCCATAGTGTTTTTGATTAAACTTTTTTTTACCCCCTAAAGTGGTTTCAATATTAGATTTATCTGTTTTCCACTCATATACAACGGGTCTTAAATCATTTATAAAATCTAAACCTAAAGGTATATTAGCAATGTTTTTCTTTGATCTTTCATCTGAAGTGCTTATAGTGCTATTTGTTGCAAAAATATCCTGCCATCTTCTACCATCAACTCCTAAATCAAAAGTATCATTTGCTGTAGGTATCCAACTAAAAGCTACATCACCCTTTAATTGTCTCCCTCCGATTGATCCCATAAAAGAACTCATACCGGTAGTTTCAGCAGTAGATTGATCTGATTGTTTACTTGCACCAGTTTGTATCCATGGGAGTATTGTTGGAAAAGTGCCGTGTGGTCCAGAGGCTACAGTTGCAATTCGTAATCTACGTTGAGCAAAAGGTGTTGGATTAGCAAAAGTTTGCCCTCTTCCAGCAGTAGCATTATGTATTTCAAAATTAGATTCTGTATCTGTACAAAATGCAACTTCACTAATATTAGGATCAAAAAATACTATGTGTCTAACATCAGCTAAACCTGTAGCACCTGTATCAGTAGCATCCATTACATCATTAAGTCCAAATGTAGCATTATTAGTAGACCCTGCAGCAATTTTAAAAGACCTACCTCCTACATATAAATAACCTTCGGTCCATTGTACGTCAGTAGCAGTTTCAGAACCCCCTGATTGCCCACCTTTAAATATACCTGTAAAGTGTGCGGGTTCTAAAAGCCCAAATCCTAATTGGCTATCTTCGTAATCATCGTCTCCTGAATCATCTAAATCTTTTGTAAAATCTGGTCTTTCAAAAGCTATGACATCTTGTCCAGTACCTTGACGTTGACCTACAGTTTCTATATCTGTATACGAACTACCCCCAGATTCATAATAACTTATTG